CCGCGCAAAAGTGATTAAAGCTATTTATGAGGAAATTTGTGGAGGTAAGGCATAATGAAAAAGTTATTTATCAGTCAGCCAATGAAAGGCAAGACGGACGAGGAAATATTAGCAGTAAGAGAAAAGGCGATTGAGAGCGCAAAAGAATATCTGGGAGAGCCTGTGGAAGTAATTGATTCCTTTTTCCAGAATGCTCCGGCAGACGCAAGACCGCTCTGGTATCTGGGAAAATCGCTTGAACTGCTGGCAACAGCTGATGTAGCGTATTTTGCGCCTGGATGGGAGACTGCCAGAGGGTGCAGAATTGAGAATACCTGTGCCACTGAATACGGCATTGATGTGATTGAGGATTACGCTGAATGCACAGAATGTCTGGTGTCGTTTGGTAAGGCAATAGAAGCGCTGAAAACTGGTTGCAAAATGGCACGTAAAGGCTGGAACGGAAAAAGCCAGTACATTCAGCTTGCGACCAATATCAGCTACCTTGACGCAGATGGAAATGCTGTGAATGTGGAGCATGAAGCTATCGGAAATAAAGCCATTGCCTTTGTCGGAACATCTGGTGTGCAGATGGGCTGGCTGGCCTCACAGGCAGATATGCTGGCAGAGGACTGGAAAGTGATGGAGTGATAAGGCGGTGACTCTATGCGAGGGCTAAAACGCAATAAACAAAAGCTGTGGTATCAGCTTTATTCAGCGCATATTCCGGTCTATGAGACAGACCTTGACGGCAATATTATCTATGACCCAGTGAGCGGAGAACCGCTTGTAACGGGAGATTTTACCGTTGGATATGCCGACCCTGTGGAGTTCCGGGCAAATGTGTCAGCCGCCAGAGGGAGTAGCGAGAACGATTCATTTGGCATTTCTCTTGACTATACGAAATCTATCGTCACATGTAACACATCATTGCCGATTGTTGAGGGAAGCTTGATTTGGGAAACAACACCTATAAACAAACCGGAGAAAGCAGATTATAAGGTTGTTGCCGTGGCTCGTTCTCTGAACAGTGTGACGTATGCTATTAAAAAAATCGAAAAGGGCGAAGGTGACGTAACAATATGAAAAGCGTTGATTTAACAAATAAGAGATTTGGAAGATTAACAGTAATCGCTTTTGATAGTTATGTGCCGTGTAAGCGTCGAGGCAGATATAAAAAATGGAAATGCAAATGTGACTGTGGAAATGAGATTATCGCTTATCAAAACTCATTGGTTGATGGAAGCACTAAAAGTTGTGGTTGCTACCAGCGTGAAAAAATTGCCATGATTGGGAAAATGAGACGTGGAGATTTGACGGGGAAACGCTTTGGTAAGTTAGTTGTTGTTAAGGAAGTGGAAGAACATGGATATATAAGATATTGGGAATGTCAATGTGATTGCGGAAATACAACAGTTGTCGCTCAATGTCATTTGAAAAACGGACATACCAAAAGTTGCGGTTGTTATCAAAAAGAGCAAATAGCGGCACTTGAAGGTAATGGCACTCATTATGGTTCATATACAAGATTATATCGAATTTGGCATGGTATGAAACAAAGATGCTATAACCCTAAAGCGAGATTTTATAATCGATATGGCGGGAGAGGAATTATCATCTGTCAGGAGTGGATAGATGGTTTTGAAAACTTTCGCGATTGGTCACTGGAACATGGTTATGCTGATGATTTAAGTATTGACCGAATTGACAATGATGGAATATATGCGCCATCTAATTGTCGTTGGGCGACCGGTGAAATTCAAAATCATAATAAATCTACAACACTTAAGTTCAATTACGATGGAGAGACAAGAACTCTAAAAGAACTATCCGAAATATCAGGATTAGCAGAAAGCTTGATATATAAGCGTATTTCAAGTAATGGTTGGAGTGTTGAAAAAGCAGTGTTAACGCCAAAGAAAAATAACGACAGACATAAGCTAATGGAACTTAATGGCGTGGTAAAAACATTGGATGAATGGTCGAAAGAATATAATATTCCATATAAAAATCTTAGAGAGAGGGTGTGCCGCCATGGATGGAACTTAGAAAAAGCACTAAAAATTCCAATTAAGAAAATTACGGATGGGAACGAAAATGGCTAAATATAGAAAGAAACCCGTTGTGATTGAAGCATTCCAGTATGACGGGGATTTAAAGGGAAAAGACGGTAAATGGTACGCGCCGGAATGGGCGATAAAGGCTTTTGAAGATGGCGTAATGTACTATGACAGCATGGATTGTGATTCGCCGCCCGTAGAGCTGTTTATTAAAACGCTTGAAGGTGTCCATCATGCCAGTGTGGGAGATTACATCATTCAGGATGTAAATGGCGAACTGTACCCATGCAAGCCGGATAGATTCGAGAAAACCTATGATAAGGTTTTGCCTCTGTCTCCGTTGCTTAAGTAGGTGTTAATATGGGCAAAAGAGTAATCCGAGGAGAGCTTTCCTCAAAAGGAATCCAAAGCATTATCGACCAACTTCAAGACTACAAACAAGACTTGCACCGCAAGACTGAACTGTTGTGTAAGCGGTTGGCAGAAGTTGGATTGACCGTGGCGCAGACGAAAATCGGAGAATCTCCGCTGGGTAAGACAATTTCCTTGCGAATTGATATGGAACCATCAAAGGCAGGATGTAAGGCTATGCTGATTGCTTCTGGCCAGACAAAATCAAATGATTATGGAACTGTGAATACACTTTTGCTCGTGGAGTTCGGAAGTGGTATACATTTTAATCCAGTAGACAATCCCAAAGCTGGGGAGTTTGGCATGGGCGTTGGCACATTTCCTGGGCAAATTCATGCATTCGACCCTGGAGGATGGTATTACTGGGGGGAAGATGAAAAATGGCATCATACATACGGTACAAAAGCCACCATGCCTATGTATAACGCATCGGTGGCTATCCGGGAGCAAGTAGCTGCGATTACAAAGGAGGTGTTTGCCTAATGCTTGACATTTCCTCACTGGTCTATTCCAGACTGATAAACAACGAGCAGATGAAGAAATATCTGAAAGGTAGCGGTACAACTAAGAATGACACTCCATCGGCATTTCCGTATTTGTACATGAAAACATTGGGGGAGCCAACAACCAGTTCTTCCTTACAGAATAAGCAATGCGCCATACAAGCTGCTTTTGAGATTACTATTTATGATTCTACTTCAAGTACCAAAGCGAAGCAGCTAATCTTTCTGGCGGCTGACCTTATGCAGAAGATGGGATTTACAATGAATTACGGTCCGACTGAGATTGACCGTGCAAGTACAACAGAAGCATATCGCTGGATTGCAAGGTTTAAAAGAACCTATTGCGAGGGCGATTTGATATAGCAACTACATAACCTTTGAGCCATGCAGGAAACTGTGTGGTTCTTTTTTTATTCCAAATTTTAAGGAGGACATGAACCATGGCTAAGGCTATTGATTTGAGTACTGCCGGTATTCACGTTGGATATGCGATTGAAGGTACGGCTGGAGAGAAACCGGCTGCATTCATCGACATTCCAAACCCGAAGTCCATTCCGGATTTCAACCCGGAGGTCGGCACCTATGACGTAACATCTCTGAACGATACCGAGTGGAAGCGATACATTGAAGGTTTGAAGGATGTCGGAGGGGCGCTGCCAATTACCTTCGGAATGTCTCAGGTATTCTTGGACATGTGGGAGGACATCTGCGATAAGTATGAAACAGCTATTGCATCAGACAAGCGTATGTGGTTGGTATTTTACCATCCAAGACTGAGCAAGAGCTTTTTCTTCACCTGCGCACCGACTAGAATGGGATGGGCGGCATCTGATGTGGATTCTGCATGGGATACTAGCGTTTCTGTAACGCCAACTGGTGATATTGGATGGGCAACAGCTATTGAACCGAAGGCTGCAACTGTAGCCGGTTGACTGTAATTAACCATAACTAAGGGAGGTAAATATCATGAGAATTTTGACAATTGGCGGCAAGGAATATCAAATTGAATTTTCCTTTGATGCGGCAGAATATAAGGCTTGTGTGGACAAAATTTTTAAAGTGGTTTCTGGCGGCTACATTATGAAGCATGGAATCACTGGAGAAGAGAAAAAGGCTGAAATGGCGGAGGCCATGATAGACGGAACAGCTGATATGATTTCAGATATGGCGTCTCTGTCCATTACTTGCTTT